AACACCCAATACCGCACCCATCGCTACGTGAAATAATCCACCACCTTGTAGGGTAATAGGTACCCATTGTCTAAATGCGTCATTAGCAGCTTGGACTTCCCAGAACTGCACAATTGTGAACATGATTGGAAATAGAGCAAAATCAAACAAACAGCAAGACATATACATCATTGCCATCATAGGACGCCATTTTTTTGTCATCCAGTCTTCATCTGGTTTTTTCTTTTCTTCTATAACTTCTTCAGTTTTATTATTACCTAACATATTAATTACCCCTGTTTCTTAGTTTGTATTTTACGATTTTCCTCACCAATATAATTAATCAACATAGACACATAAATTTCTCTTTCCCATGGAATCATATTTTCAATTTCTGTTAATGAGTATTTATGGTGCTGCATTAACGAGAAATTCAATTGATAATAATTCACTAAACTATCATGAGAAAGAGTTAGACGAAAAAATTTTGCAGGCCCTCTAAATCCACTGTATTTTTCTTACCACATGCCGGGCAATCGGCTTCAATATGATGCACAATTCTTGGCAATTTCTCAAAGAATTTTTCCAATAGGTCAAATTGATTCTTTGAGAAAGAACTAACAAAATCATCTAATTCTTTTTCAGAATAAGTATCCTTATCAAAGTATTCCGTCTTCGTATAAACGGCATCTATACAATTTCCAACTAATGATAAAATTTTATCAGAATTTGAGTTTTCGTATATATCTAATATTTCGTCAAATCTAGGATATCGCATAACGACCCCGATATCATCAGTCAACATAATTTTGTTTTCTATACCAGTTGGCTTATCGACTTCAATCTTTGTTAAATCCATACTGTAGTCTATTTTTTCTCCGCAGTCACAATTAATAATGATATCAGTAGTTTCGCTTATAGACCTTGCTCGTATGTTTAAGAATAAATATTCTATATCAAAGCTTGCTAATTTATCAATATCTAATTTTTTAAATGTACAATTATCTACAAGTTCTGTAACTATTCTAGATATCTCTTTGCTTTCTGCTTCCATTGTTGTTAATAGAATTTTATATTCTTTAACTAGAAATGGTCTATATTTAATTTTTTTGCCGGTTGATGGTAACATCAATTCATAGTTTGGCGTTTCTAATATTGGTAAAGGCATAATAATTTCCTATGTTAAAAAGATTGTCCGAGTACTGCCCCGGATGCTGCCCCAGCTGCAAAATCAGATAAGTTGGGGTTAAAATTTATTCTGTTTAATAATTCGCTTTCGGGAAACCATCTTCTGTACGCAAATGTAACATTTAATTTGTGTACTTGATTTGTCGACCCCATATTTAAATCTAACATATTAACTGCTCTGGGAAATGCATCTTCTAGATATACTGAATAACTTTCATTATTCTGTTCATCTAATTGCGCTATTTTAATTTGCGACACATATTCCTGCTGATAGCTAACATTAAAAGAATTTGGATTGACAACTTTGAACATCCAAGCGTCAAAGAAAGATTTAACTTCCATTTTGTTATCTATATAGAAAGATAAAGTTATTCCATCTCCATTAAATTCTGAAGATACTGGTCTTTGATAACTTGCTCCGTAGATTCTAAAAGGCTTTGTAGATACGCTCATTGCAGGTAAACTAGCAGACTCGCACAATAAACTAACAAGTCTTCCGCTACCAGTGAAAGCCCCCAATCCGGAAGGCGGGAGAATAAATACTTCAAATCTATTGGGTCTAGCTAAACCTCTAATATTTACTTCCGAAATAAAATTTGATATACTAAAGTTTGACATTATGTCCTTTATAGTGTTCTGTTAAAGTCTTGCCAGACTTTAGTTTTCTGTGCACCGACAAATTTTTCAACAGGTAATTGAGAAGCAGTTACCCAATCGGTATAGGGTATTTTATAAAGACGAGATTTGACGTGTGAATTTAAATAGTGTTTTACTGCGAATTTTGCCGGATGTAATCTTGAAGAGGCATTTAATAGTCTCCAAGATAATTGAATTCTAGTATCTTCATCTTTACCCGTGGAGTAGTCTGATAAAAGCCCTAATATTCTGAATCTCATCATATATGGTAAATAATGTAGGTTTATTCCATAAAAGCCATCTGGTACTTTTCTAAAAGGTAATACTAGCGGCAATCTATCATAGTAAGGCAAAGTATCTTTGTACTTAGGGTCATAATAAAACAAGTACATTTCGCCAGGAATAAGTCTAGTAGCAATTTTTGTATCTCTTAATATCTGATTAGTATTTGTTAGTTTGCCCAAAGATGCAATTTGCTGCCTATACCATTGGTAGGACTTTTCTTCTCCGGCGGCATTTAGCCTAATTGTTTCAAAAGCGTTTGTAGCCATTATTTGGATAATCCTAAATCTTTTTCGGTTAATACTATAAATTTCATATTTCGATCAGTGCAAAATTCAAAAGCTGCTTTCCATTTAGCTTCATTTACGCCGTACTGGAAAACTTCGTCAATAAACCGTTTTGTTTTCTTTTTAGGGATTTCTGGCGGTTTAGTAAATTTTTCGGGTTTTATTTCTATGAGGAACTTCTCAGTCGTATTGTTCTTAGATTTAACTTTTATATAAAAATCTACAAAATATCTGTGCACCTTTTTATCAACCGGGGACACGTAGGGTATTATAACGGTCTCAGATCCCCATTCTATAATTGAGGGGCTCTGATCGCACCATTTCATAAATCTAAGTTCCCATAGAGACCTATAGATTACCGTAGTAATGTCGCCTTTATATTTTGCAGGATTCAATACCCTAAATCGGCCTTTGTAGGTTTTGGTGTACATAACTCATATAAATAATTAATAACTATAATATTTATAGGCAAAATATGGCAGATATCCCAAAAGACATACGAGAATATACGGAAAATAGAGCTAAGAAATACGACGCTCCCTTTAGTTTCCCGGAATCTAACAAGTATAATGTTAACCAGTATACATATCCTAGCGGTGTGGGCAAATCTCCGGATTTACAACACTACGTAGCATTCTTTGTTAATATTCGAGGTAAATCTAAATTTTTTGAATCTTATCAAAAAGCCGATGTTAATGTAAGAAATAGAAGATCAGATAATTATGATTTAACAGCCTCCGGTACAGGAACTGTTACTAAAATAGGAGCCTTATCTGCGGCAACAGGCGTTGCTGCTGCATTACAAACAGCAATAGATGATCCTAGTAGAGCAGGCGCGGTAGGTATAAAAACTGCTCTGGTAACAGCAGGAACCGCTGGGGCGGTTGTAGCTGCAGCTACATTGGGTAATACATTAAGGCCTGATAATAAATCAAGATTAAAAGATGTTATAACATTGCATCTTGAAGAAAGACCTAGTGTAAAATATGGCATAAATTATCAAGACAAAGATATGGGTATATTGGGAGGATTTTTAACCGATAATTCATCAATAACCGAATCTTTTAAAAATAGTGGCGGAGAACTTGGATCAGCATTTGCATTACAGTTAGCTAAAATCCCATCAATGTTGCCGGGGTTTGGGTCAGCAGGTTTGGGAGATATTGCGCAATTAAGTGCAAAGGTTAGAACAAATCCGTTTAGAGAGGTATTTTTTGAAGGTGTTGATTATAGACAATTTAATTTTAGATATAGATTTATGCCGAAAGACAGAACAGAGTCTCAAGCAGTATACAACATTATTCAAACATTTAAAGAACATATGCACCCTGAATTATCTAAGGGAGGATATTTTTACATTTACCCTTCGGAGTTTGAGATTGTTTATTATTATAAAAATAAAGAAAACCCATACTTTAATAGAATTTCTCAATGTGCTTTAACTGATATGTCTGTAGATTACGGCGGCGAACAATTTGCAGCATTTTCAGATGGGTCACCTACAGAAATTAACATCACATTAAGTTTTAGAGAATTAGAATTGTTAACTAAAGATTCTATTCGACAAGGATATTAAATGTTTTTTAGTAAATTTCCTCTACTTGCGTATACGCTTGATAACACAAGTACATATCAACTTGTGCCTGATATTTTACGACGAGTAAAATTCTCAGATCAGTTAAAAAACAATGATGCGTTTTTTGATAAGTATGATATTCGTGACGGAGAAACTCCTGAAATTTTAGCAGATAAATTTTATGGTGACTCAACTTTTCATTGGATTATATTAATGGCAAATGACATTATTGATCCTAGATTTGATTGGCCCATGGATTTCAATATGTTGAACGAATATTGCAGTGGTAAATATGGTAAGAATCAAGTATATCATATACATCATTATGCTAATCAAGCGGAATATATTATCAATGGTTATAGAATGTTACAACCCGGATCGACATTTAATAATCCTATTTCTTTAGTTGTGCAAAGTTCCGGAACATTTTCTTCTCCAATAGTATCTCAGAATGCTCCTACAAATAATTTATTTCCAATTACAAACTTTATGTATGAGGATTCACTAAATGAAAAAAGAAGGCGTATTAGTATTTTAAAACCCGAATTAGTATCGGGAATAGATTCCGATTTTAATAAGATCATAAAAGAATGAGTAACACGGTTCAAGATGGGTTACAGACCCCAGGCGAAGTATCAATCGAAGAATTATCTCTGATATCTACTAACGGAAAATCTATCTCTCTAATAGATTATCTTATAGAATTAAATTTATATGAAAGCATATTTAGTAATGTTATAAGCGGAGAAATAATATTATCAGATAGTGCAAATTTAATAAGACATTTTCCAATTACCGGAGAAGAATATTTAAGCGTGCGTTTAAAAACACCTGGATTTAATAATGATAACAAATATAAAATTGAAAAAATATTTAGAGTTTTTACAGTTGAAGATAGAGTCTTGGCAAGAGATCAAAATACTCAAATTTATAAACTAAAGTTAATTTCTCCTGAGGCAATTGTAGATTCATATTCAATGTTATATTCCCCATTTAAAGGAAATATAACAAAAATAGTACAAGATTTATTTAACAATAATTTAAAAATGGGTAAAGACTTAATTGTTTTTACCGGTGCAGATAACAATGTGAAATTTCTAAGTAATGGGTGGAGTCCCTTTAAATGTATAAATTGGTTAGCAAAGAAAACTATTCCCAGCGACGGAAAAGCCTGCAATTTTTTATTCTGGGAATCAACTAAATCATTCTATTTTGGTAGTTTAGAAACTTTATTTCAAAATGGAAATTCTATAGGTGATTACAGATATGCAGCAACCGGTGTATCTGTTGGCACTGACGATATAGAAGAAAAGATGACTTTAATCACAGAGTTATCTGTACAAAATGGACTTGACTATGTTGTAGGATTAGATTCTGGGTATTTTGCAAGTAAATTAATTTCATTAAATTTATACAATAAAAAACAAGAAGTTACAGAATACGATCACGTTGAGCAATACTCAAAATATAAACACTCGACACAATATAATCCTTCTCCTTTATTTTCAACGAATGCGATTACCCGAAATGTAAATTCTCATGTGCGTGTTTATCCTAAATATCCTAATCTGCACACCGGAGTTAAAAAGAATTATAATGAACGCATGGGTGAAATTTATGGCAATAGATTATCAAATATAAAAGAGTTGAGCAATTTAAAATTAAACATAATAATACATGGCCGAACAGATATAGAAGCTGGGCAATTTATGAATGTAAAATTTCCTGATATGGATCCTCCTAGCGAAGCTGATATTGCCAAAGATAAAATTGATCCTAAGTATTCTGGAAGATATTTAATAACTGCAATCAACCACAAAATTAATATATTAACTCATAGTATATCTATGGAAATAATAAAAGATTCGTTTGATCCTGCTGCCGCAACTTTAATAGATGCCACAAATGTATCAACTACTGCGTTTTGAAAGATAATTATGAATAACCTGTATGGCGGACAAAATTTTACCTGGTGGGTAGGGGTAGTTGAAGATAGACAAGATCCCGAAAAATTAGGTAGATGTAAAGTAAGAATATTTGGATATCATATAGATGATTTGACCGTGTTGCCTAAAGCAGATTTGCCATGGGCTATTCCCATGCAGCCAATAACATCTGCCGCTACATCTGGTATCGGTATTGCACCTGTTGGCCCAGTTGAAGGCACTTGGGTATTTGGTTGGTTCTTAGATAATGAAGAAGGACAACAGCCTGTAATGATGGGTACTCTTGCAGGCAAAAATGAAAAACATCCAAACGCTGATAAGAAAATTGCGCAAGATCAATTAGCTGCGAACAATTTATTAACAACTTCTTCAGGCAATCCAGTAACCGATATTTCAGGTAACCCAATACAAACTGGAACAGATGTTGCAGATTCTAATTATGATCAAAATTCATCATTTTTAAATCATCCAAATAATCCAAAAGCTAAATCTTCAGGTCCTTTAAACAATCCATCGGATGTAAAGGCCAAAGCATTCAAAGATCCAAATGGAGTGTATCCTAAGAT